GAGTACGACAAAGAGGGCATGAATGTGCTCGGTTTCTTTGGGAAGTTCGTCCTGAACCATTTGCTGCCGAAGGAGACGGAGAATACGAACCAGGAGAAGCCGCCAGAGCCGGTGAAGGAGCTGACGGACGAGCAGCTCATGCAGGAGCTGGTGAAGCGTCGGGAGCAGCGGTTGCAGTTGCAGACGCAGGCAGACGAAGCGAAGCGGGTGCGGCAGAGTGGGGGTGCGCGTCTGAAGGGTCCAGAGAAGGATGAGTGACTACGAGTCCTTGCGAGCAGACCTCGAGGAGGAGCTTGCGCTAGAAACAGAAATGGCGAAGCGGCTATCCACGCGGTGGATGGATTTGTTCGCGCCAAACCCGCGTCAGTGGGATTTCTGTTCTGCCGGCGGGCCGACGAGCTATCCAAAGGCGCACGAGATTCTGCTCAGTGGCCCGAACCAGGTCGGGGGCAAGACCTACACCATCGACTATCTGATGTCGATCCATGCGACGGGCCTGTACCCAGACGAGTGGGAAGGTCCGCGCTTCAAGAAGCCGCCGCACTTGGCTGCCGCCGGCGAGACGGCCCAGGCGACTCGAGACCAAATCTGCGACAAGCTGTTCGGGATGGCTCCGAACTACGGGGAGGGGTGGATCCCCCAGCAGTGCTACGATCCGAAAACGGACTTGGTCAGTCTGAGAGGCAACGCGGACCACCTGCTAGACTATGCGCTCGTTGACTGGCATGACGAGAACGGCGTGGTGCAGGGCAAGACGGTGCTGCGGTTCTTCGGCTACGCCAAGGGGTGGCGGCGGATTCAGGGATACACGCTAGACGGTATCTTCCTGAACGAGATGCCCGCCGACGACATCTACAACGAAATGCGGGCGCGGATCAACGCCACGCTGGGCTACATCTGGATTGCGGCGTGCCCGCTGCTGGGCGACACGGAGACTTACCTGCTGTTCGAGCGGGACGAGACGGGTCTCATGTGCCTGCTCAACTACACCATTGACGACTGTACTCACCTGACGCAGGAGGAGTACGACTTCAACATGCTGCGGTGGAAAGACCACCCGGAGGCGGAAGCGCGGCTGTATGGCCGACCCTGCCGAGGCGCGGGCATGATCTACGCCTATCCTCGCCGCATGATGATCGAGCCCACCTTCCACGCGCAGCCGCACCTCCCACAGATCATCGGGCTGGACCTCCCCCACGGGACTGGAACATTCGCAGCAGTCAAACTGGTCATTGAGCCTGAACGCGACATGGTTCATGTGGTGGACGAGTTCAAGGCGTCAAACCAGGAGACGCCGGTGTATGTGGACCGGGTGCGAATGATGGGCGGCACGGTAGTGCCGGTCGCGTGGCCGCACGACGGCGGGCGCGGGTTTGGGTCCACGACGAGCGGCGGCACGATTGCGGAGAAATACCGGTCCATGGGTCTGCGAATGCTGAAAGATCCGGCATTCGTGTATGACCACGAGAACCGCAAGAGCCGGTCAATCATGACGGCGATTGAAATGGTGCAGGACCGACTCGCCACAGGCCGGCTGAAGATTTCCCAGAACTGCCGCGAGCTCCTAGAGGAGATGCGGATCTACCGACACGAGAAGGGTCTTGTGAAGCCGAACCAAGACGATCACCTGATCGACGCGCTACACAAGGCAATGATGATGCTGCGCTACGCCAAAGCCCCAGCGCACGGCGCACAAAAGGGTTTCGAGGTCTACACGACGCCGCAAGCGCGTGGCGACTACGAGTTCTTCTAGGAGAAGACCATGGCGGTAACGACAGATGTGCGGCAACTCATGCAGAGGTTCTCGTTCCTCGAGAATCAACGCACCAATTACGAGTGGACGATGCAGGAGATTACGGATCTCTTCATGCCGTATCGCGGAGACATCACAACGCGGTACAGTCCAGGCGAGCGCAGAAAGCCGCTGTTTGATTCGTTTGGTGCAGTGGAGGCGGACAGGTTCGTCAACTTCCTCAACGGCACGCTGTACCCGAGCTCCAGCGACTGGGTCAAATACAGGGTGCGCGGTGCTGTTGAGTTTAGTCGCGAGATCGACGCTGCCTTGTACGACACTTCCATGCGAGTCATGGACGCGCTGTCCGCCTCCAATTTCTATGTCGCCGCGCAGACCGACACACGCGACTGGGGTGTGTTGGGCAACAGCACGCTGTATGTGCAGCACGACGACGAGTACGCCGGCGACAACGACGAGTTCGGCGGGCTGAACTTCGACCCCGTCCCGTTCTCTCGAGTGTGGTGGGTGTTTTCGTGCATTGGCCGTCCGCTGCTGCTGGTGCGCGAGCTGGAGCGGCCTGCCATTGACCATGTTGCGTTCTTCAACAAGCCCGGAGACAAGATCCCGCCGCGCATGGCGCAATTGGCGAAAGACCAGCCGTTCACCATGGTCAAGGTGCTGCACTTCATTCAGCGCAACGAAAAGGGCAAGAAGGGCGGTGACATCAAGCCATGGGACAGCCGGTGGGTTTTCAAAGACGATCCGTTCACGATCCGGCGCGGGCAGTTCAACAACTGCCCCTACATTGCAGCTCGCATGATGGTCATGGACGGCGAGCAGTACGGGCGCGGGCGAGGGCACTTGGCGCGTCCGATCATGAAGGGCGTGAACGAGATTGCTCGGCAGAAGTTCATCGCGCTGGGCAAGGAAATGAACCCGCCGTTCATGGCAGAAGAGGACGAGATCGCGCAGCTCGACCTGACGCCAGGCGGGCATGTGGTGGTGCGCCCACCCAAGGAAGTGCAGCCGGGATACCTGCGATCCGGCACGGACTTTGGCCTGATCGAGCAGGTGATTGCCAACATGCACATGACGGTGCGCGAGGCATTTCTTGGAGACGCGCTTGGTGAGCCGGAAGCGCAGACTCGGAGTGCCGAAGCGGAAAGGAGCCGCCAAGCGCGGGCCTTGGCGCGTCTGGCTTCTACGAGCCAGACAATTGTCCATGAGAAGCTGTCGCCGCTATTTGAGAATGTCACGGACATCATGCTGTCCAAGGGAGCGTTGCCCGAACTGCAGGCGATCATAAACGAGAACCCGAACCTAGAGCTGGAGTTTGAGTTCACCTCGCCGTTCTTCACCGCCATGAAAGCGCAAAGCCTGGCCCGGATTGATTCGTTTCTTGAGCGGCGGTTCCAGCGGTTTGAGCGCACGGGCGACCCCGGTGCGCTGGAAGACATCGACAATGACCAACTGCGCGAGGTCGAGAAGTTCCTGGGCGATGTGCCGGCGAAGATTTTCCGGTCGCAGGACGAGATCGAGCAACTGCGAGAGGCGCGGGGCGATCAGGCTGCCGACGACCGTATTTCGCAGCTCATGGAGCGGGCGGGTCAATCGCAAACTCAAGTACAGCTCCGACCGGGCGGTACGCGGCGTAACGGCGCAGGTCTGGCTGACATGACGGGACCGGTGATTTGAGCGAGACTCCAGAGTTCAATTTCTTTGATGTGGAGCGCGAGCTCAAGCAACGCCAGTTGCGCCACAAGGCAATTGGCGAAGAGGCCAAAAAGGTGTTTGAAGACACCTTTGCAACGGCCAGCGGTAAGCGGTGCCTCGAGATTCTAGGGGCAGTGCTAGGTGCAAGAGTCGGTGGGCTGGACGGCCCAACAGACCCGACTACCGTGGTGCGACAGGACACCATGCGCCGGGTCTACTGGTTCATCGACGGCATGGCTAGGCGGGCAGATAAAAGGGAGATCGTGTGAACCGACTGGCAGACATTCTACCTGACGGTCCTGAACGCGAGGCAGTGCTGAAGCAGTTCGGCGACGACGCCGATGTGAATGTGCTGGCTCGTAGCTTTCTTGAAACGCGCAACAAACTCACTTCGACCCGGCGTGTGCCTGGAGAAGACGCCACCCCGGACGACTGGGGCAAGTTCTACAGCTCCATGGGCAGGCCGGACAGCCACGAGGGTTATGGGATTCCAGAGAATGTCAACGATACGCTGCGCGTCACGCTGGAGTCGTTGCGCGAAGTGGCGCACCAACGAGGTCTGACGCAATCGCAGTGGCAGAGTCTTGCGGAGGCCGCCGGCACTAACGCGCAAGCGCGTATGCAGCAGGTGGAGGCGCAGCGCACCGAATGGGAAGGCCAGACGCGCAACAAGCTCGGAGACGCTGCTGACAAGCGGCTGGAGCTGGCTGACAAGACGCTGGCAAAAATGATGGGAGACGATCCTGCCGTAGCGCAGGTTCTGAAGGAAACCGGCTTGGACCGACACCCGGCCCTCGTCAATGTTCTGCTGCAGGCAGGAGACTACATGAGCGAAGACAGCGCCCCGGTCGGGGCATCGCCGGCGCAACCCGCTGGCCCCACTCCCAATGAGCTCTACATCGAAGCCGTGGACATCATGGGTTCTGAAGAGTTCAAAAACAAAAAGCACCCCAAGGCCGCTCTGGCAGAGGCGCGGTTCCTCGAGGTGCTGATGACGCTGAAGTCGCTGGGGTACGATCAGGGGATCAACGATCCTCGGTTCACGACCCGTCCGAGTGCGTTTCTGCCTGACGGGACTCGGTTCATCTAATGGACGACCAGGCTAAACAAATCTACGAGGACGCTTTGCGGAAGCGTCATTACCTGGAGCAGCAGCAACGGCGTGACGGCACGCTGGAGCAACACCCCACGACATGGGAAAGTGACTGCTGTAACGCCAAAATCATTACGGCTGGCAGCAAGGTCGTGTGCCTGTCGTGCGGAGAGGAGTGTTCCTAATGGACGCAGAAAGAGTGCAGAAAGCGCGGGATGTGCTGCACGGTATGCTGATGTACGAAATGCACCCCACGGCGACGGTCATGCGCCTGCGGCAAACAGTTGTAGGTGTGCTGGAGCACCTTGACGCCGCTCTGGACATGACTGGTTCCAAGCCATTTGATCCTCTGGCGAACGATAATCCGCCTTCTGGCATAAAGCCCAAAAAGCGCGGCAGGCCCCGTAAAAAGCCCGAAGAAGTGGATTTCAGCGCGACGGACAACATTTCCGGCGAAGAATCCGCTTGACAATACTGCCCCCCTCGGTGTCCGCTGTGTGCAAGAGCGACTACCCCCCCTGGGCCGCTCTTCGATACGGCAAGCGCCGAGGGGGGCCTGCTTTGGGCGGATTACTCCCCGATCAAGTGACTGACTTGTGAATGGAGTAAGCCAGCATGGCTATTACTGATTACATCCCGTTGGGCGGTGCCACTTCTCCGGCTGGTGGTACCACTGATTCCCCTATTGGCCTGTTCGCGCTGAAAATGGCGTACGAGCAGACCATGTTCAAAGAGATGCAGCAAACTCGCTCCATGGTCGCCAACACGGCGAGCCGCATGGTGGAGCTCGAGGGTTACGAGAAGCGCATCGACCGCTGGAACAAAGCGACCCTGCAAACTCGCCAGCGGACCCAGGCTATCGGTGCTGACATCGGTGGCGTGGACAGTGCCGAGACCGGCATTCGGACGGTCGTGATTCGCCCGCAGCATTTTGAGTACCCGGAGTTCTTTGACCTGCGTGACCAAATGGGAACGCTGGGCCTGATGAACGCGCTTGTGCCGGGTGGCGAGTACCAGAACAATGTGCTCGCTGCCATGGGTCGCAAGTTCGACGAAATCTTCTTTTCGGAGATTCTGGCGGCGGTCAACCTTGGCGAGGGCGGCGGCACTTCCGCTTATGCCGGCACCGCCGGCAACGACTCTCTGCTCTCAGACGGCACTACCGGAACTGGTGTGCAGCCGTTTTGCATGGCTAAAGCGGTCGAACTCGTTTCGATCCTGCAGCAGAACGACGCTTTCTACGACGCCTACATTGGGATTCACCCGATTCAAGTGGCGCAGCTCTTCAACGACACCACCAACCGAGCGGTCAGCAGC